GAGGCGTTGTTGTAGATAAAGGATTTAGCAGACAGTCAGCGCCAAAAATTCACGTTATGAATTTTGGAGATGGGTATGAACATAGAGCTGCGGATGGAATAAATAATTTAGTACAGGGTATGAATGTAAGTTTCAATACACGACCAAAAGCAGAAATAGATGATTTAGTTGCATTTTTTGAATCTCTAGGAGGAGTAACTAAGTTTAGAATGACTCTAGATGATACTAATGGTAATGAAACAATTAAAGTAGTTTGTAAACAATGGAATCAAACTTGGGCATATGATGACTATTATAGTTTAACTGCACAACTTGAAAGGGTGTATGAAGCATAATGGCTGAAAGAATACCAGTAAAAGAAATTCAAAAACTAGAACAGTCTTCAGGGCTGATTACTTTATATGAGATAGAATTATCAGATACACAAAGCGCATATTTTACTAGAAGTTTAGAAGCTGATTTAACTACTATTCAAATGTACGACCATGACACAAATAATCAATTAAATTCTTATATAGCAATTCCATTAAGTATTGAAGGAACAGATGTAAGTTCTCAAGGACCTACTTCAAGACCTGTAATAACTTTCTCAAATATTTTAACTGATTTTGAAAACGCAATCTCACCATATAAGTTTAGAGACTTGGTAGGTAAGAAATTATATAGAAGAAGAACCTTTGCAAAATATATAAAAGGTGGAAGTGCTGAAACATCTTCTGGACAAACTCCAATAGAGTTTCCTAGACAGATGTGGATAATAGATAGAGTAGAAACAGAAAACGCACAAGAAATAGCAATAGAGTTAGCAAGTCCTTTCAATACAGAAGGATTAGTTCTTCCATACAGAGTAGTCGGGCATAATGCATGTCCTTGGCAGTATCAAGGGGCAAGCCCAGAAAAAACAGAAGCAAATAAAAGAGGTGGATGCACTTGGCATAGTGAAAGTAAATATATAATTAACGGCACAGCATACCAAGCGTATGTAAACTCAGATGATGAATACGTAATTCCAAGCACTACTACTTTTACAGCATGGAGCGGAAGTGGAGCAGCAGACAGCTATTACTCAACTTCTCTTACTTTAGGAACAAGCAGTGGAGTAAGAAGATATAACTCAGATGGAACAATAGACACTGATGCAGATAGCACTACTGTAACAAATTACTGGCAAGCAGTTAGAACTACAAGTACTACCCCTTCTGATAATAGTGGTGATTGGACTAGAGTTAGAGTATATGCAGATTATAATGCTAGTACAACATACTATGCGTATACTGATGATAAATTAAATATGTATGCGAAGCCTACATCAGGTACTGAATTTTTATGGCAAGCAAAGATTACTAATACAGGAAATACTCCTGGACATGGAGTGTACTGGATGAGAGGAGATCTTTGTGGAAAAAGATTAAAATCTTGTCAATGTAGATATGGATTCAATCCATTATCAGGTGGAACTGGGAAAGCCATTAAGAAAACTGACAAACTTTTACCTTTCGGAGGGTTCCCAGGTGCAAGAAAGTTTAAGTAAATTATTGCCCGAAATTTATAGTCATATGGCTATTGAAGCTCCGAGAGAAGGATGTGGATTAATTATTGGTGAAGAAAATCCAAAATTTATTCCACTAGAAAACATAAGTGAAGAAAAAGACCACTTTACAATTGACCCAAAGGAATACGTTAAGTATTCAATGGTATCAAAAATATTATATATAGTCCATAGTCACTATATGCAAGATTGTCATCCAAGTGAGCATGACAAAAAGAACTGTAAGGCATTAGGTATTCCATATCTAATTGTATCTTACCCAGATAAAAAGGAATTTATTTATGACCCACGTTAAATTATTAGGAGAGTTAGGAGAAAAATTTGGCACCGATTGGCAGTGTGCAGGTAACTCTATGCGTGATATAATAAAACTTATTGAATGTCAAAAAGAAGGATTTAAAGAATACTTAGTAGAGTGCCATAACAACAATATAGGATTTACAATACAGAATGGACAAGATTTCATAGATGAAGAGATAGAACTATGGCTTCCCAATGCTAAAGATACTGTAATTATTTCCCCAGTACCTGCAGGATCAGGTAAAGGATTAGGAAAAATACTATCAGCTATAGTTATGATTACAGCTATAGTTATGACAGGTGGAGCAGCAGCTGCTGCAGCAGGTACTTCTGCACAAGTAGGAGCAGGTATGCAGGCCTCTATGGGCATAGGAAGTGCTACAGTATCTCAATCTTTTGGATTCTTAGGTATGAATCTTGGTACAGTAACGGCAACAGCTTCAAGTGCTAGTGCTGCAGCAGCAACAACATATAGTTTATCTGCTTTAGGATATGGATTAGTGGCATTAGGGGCAAACTTAGCAATTATGGGTATAACAGAAATGTCAGCTCCAGACGCAGGAGGCATGGACTCAGATCCTGCTTTCCTTTTTAATGGAGCTTCTGAAAATATAGAACAAGGACAACCTGTTCCAGTATTATATGGAACAATGAAAATAGGGGGAACACCAATAAGTCAAGGGTTCCAAACAGGGCTTCTAAAAGGAGCAAATTTAAACTATGCTGAAGGAACAGCAAGCTCATATTATTACGGTAATAGCGGCGGAACTTATAGCAGCGGCGGTACATCTAAAGGTGGTGCCGGATTAAAACAAATGCAAAAATAATGGCTAAATATACTAACAGACCTTTCGGAAGTAAAAGCATATCCGATTTAAGTAACCCAAATAAAACGCAAATTGCGGCTGCGTATGATATTTTATCGGAAGGAGAAATCGAAGGGTTAGCAGATGGCTTAGCCTCTGTTTTTATTAATGACGTACCAGTTATTGATACTTTAGCAAATGAAATTATAAAACCTAGAAACATAATTACAAGCACAACTTCAGGAGCAGCTACTCTAACAAATTCAGTATTTTCTACAATAGACAATTTAGAAACCAATAACATAAAAGGATTATCCTTAGGTACAAGATATGTTCTAATAGAAAAAGGGGGATCCTATGGTTCAGGTATAGCAAGTGGTACTATAAATACAAATGTAATAACTACTTCAAGTTCTTTTTTTACTTCTGACAATGTAAATAATGGTAAATCATTTTTACCAGGATATATTCGGATATCGGGAGCTGGAGCAAATGGAACAGATTTAGTTACTCAAGCAACTTTTGTGAGTGCTACAGAGATAAAAACAACTGCTCCTATTGCAACAACAGTATCTAATACAGATATTTATATTGACTTAGTAACTAAACTTACTTCAATTTCTGGAAATGTTGCAACTTTAAATGCTGCTCCAGGAGTAACATTATCTAGTACTAGTGTAACTATAACAGGTGCGCATACCTCAGAAACAAGATTAAAAGAATTAACTAATGTAGAGAACTTACAATTTGCTCTTACATCAGGAATATTAAATCAACCTAGTTTAAGCTTTAATAGTGGATTTGGACAAGCCTCAGTTATAGCAAGTCCCGGAATCCAATTAGAACAAAACGACCTTAGAGCAAATGTAGGTACAGGGGGAGCGTTAGCAAGTCCATTATATAACTCTCAGGAATTAGATGAGCCTTCAAAGCCCGCAGGTACAGCAGCAGATACTCTTTTAACTTCTGGATTTTTAGGAGTTTCAAACCCAGATGAAGTTGATGAAATTCATTTAACATTTAATTGTGCGGCTTCTCATGCTATAAAAGAATCTTCAGGTTCGAAAGGTCCAGCCTTTGTAGAAGTACAAATATTTTTTGAGTATAGCACTGATGGAGGTACTTCATATACTTCAGAACTTGCTTTTGGACCAACCAACGATCAAATTCAATATAGAACTCCAGCGTGGGGAGGCTCTGTAAACGCAGGGTACAGAGGAAGCGACCTACCTAGTAATGGTTATATAAAACCAAGTAAACAACAATTTACTGCTTTTGTAGAAGAATTTGCTATAAACACAGAGCAGTTTCAACCTTACGATGACTTTAGAGTTCGTGTAAGAAGAATTACAGATGAAAACTTTATTAGTGGTAGTTTTAAACATACAAACCCTTTAACATTACAAACTGTAGAATGCATTATAAAAGATAAACTTAGCTATCCTCATACTGCATATGCTTATACTTCTTTTAATGCAAAAGATTACGATGGACAAGTACCTGAAAGATCTTTTACATTAAAAGGTGTAAAAATTCAAGTACCTACTAATTATTTAACTAGAGAAGAGACAGGAGGAGCTGCTTTATATCGTAGAAACGTTTCAAGTGGAAGCACTGAATCTTCTTATCAAAATTGGGATGGTAACTTTAGGGGAGATACTACTACATTTAATCAAGCTTCAGTAAACTACAGAAAAGTATTTTGTGATAACCCAGTTTGGGTATTCTATGACATGCTTGTAAATGAAAGATATGGTATGGGAGCATTTATCAATAAGGATGATATTGATAAGTACGAATTATTCAGGTTAGCTAAATACTGTGACGAAGAAGTCTCCGATGGAAATGGAGGGCTAGAACCTCGTTTTACAACTAATGTATTTTTATCTAAAGGCGGAGAAGCTACTACAGTTTTAAAACAACTTACTTCTGTATTTCATGGAATGGCATTATGGACTCATGGGGAATTAACTGCTACAGCAGACCAGCCCAAAGAACCTGTATATACTTTTACTAAAGCAAATGTCGAATCAGGAGCTTTTTCATATGAAGGGACAGGAGAAAGAGTAAAAACAAACCAAGTAAAAGTAACTTGGAATGATCCAGAAGATAGCTATAGACAGTCAACAGAGTATGTGGAAGACTATGAAAATATTGCAGATACTCAAAGAATAGTACGAAGTGAGCATTTAGCTTTTGGATGTACTTCTAGAGGCCAAGCCCATAGAATGGGTAAATGGAAATTACTTTCTGAAAGACATGAAACAGAAACTGTAACATTTGTTACTGGAAATAATGCAATAGGACTTATACCAGGACAAATTATTAATATACAAGATTCAGATAGGGACAGAGTTTCATATGCAGGAAGAGTCTCGAATACAGGGACTAGATCCGCAACAGTTATACCTTTAGATAGAACAATATCATTACCAAACTATGATGCAAACTATCCACATGAGTTAGTTTTAATTTATCCAAAAGGAGGAGCCTACTTAATAGATGATACTGCTATAATAGACAGTGCTTCTTATGTTAAAGGAGATTTAATTCCTTCAATAACTAGCTCAGAAGATGCAGCAAATCAAGACGCTAATATACAATGGTCAGAA